AGGCTGAGTTCATACTCAACCACAACGCCTTTTCATCCACCATCAATTCACTGGTAGACGCCAGCTTTGCAACATTCACCAACACTAAGCCCGGTGATTTCGAGCAACGCGAGGCGGCATACCACAACTACCGTGCCCTGATTGACATCGTTTCAACCCTACAACAGCGGGTTCAAGTGAAAAACGAGATCATGATGAAGCACGAAGATGACAACAATCAGAAGGGAGATGCGTAGGACCATGAACAACGTCCAAGACACGCTTTCAACCGAAAGACGGCCACTCGAAATCGATGACGCCGAAGACGCCATTCTGGCGCGTTGGGAGGACCCGGAGACGGTATCCGACGACGAGCAGGAGGCGGCTCCAGAAACCGAACAAGAAGAGACAAACGGTGCTCTGGAGTTAGACGAGGAAGAAACCACCGAGGTTGACCTTGATGAAGAAACAGCCCCCGAAGAAGACGAGGAAACCGAAGATGCCGACGATGAAACTGATGACGAAGATCAGGCTGACAGTAATGTTATCCCTGATGACGCTGAAGTCGAAATTGTCGAAAACGGTGAAACGCATCGGGCAACTGTATCGGAACTCAAGAGACTTTACGGTCAGGAAGCTTCACTCACTCGCAAGTCTCAGCAAGTCGCTTCTCAGCGCAAAGAGGCTGAAGATGCACTTCAACGATCTGACGCATTGTTTCAGGCGATGCTTAAACGTGCAGAGGAACGCTATAAGCCTTACTCTGACGTGGACATGCTTCTGGCATCCAAAACGATGGATGCGGAAGACTTTGCTGCGCTTCGCAAGGAAGCTCAAGCAGCATCCGAAGACGTCCGCTTCCTAAGAGAGGAAGCAGACCAATTCTATGGAGAAATCCAGAAACAGCATCAGGCTGCTCAACGTGAAGCAGCAAAAGAAGCTGTAAAGGTACTTCAAGAAGCAATTCCTGACTGGTCAAACGAAACCTACGCCGACATCCGCAGCTACGCTGTGGCCCAAGGTTTGCCACAAGAACAGGTGGACAGCTATGTCGACCCTGCAGTGATACAAATCTTGAACAAGGCGAGGCTTTATGACCAAGGCAAACGACTGGCTACCGTGAAGAAGAAAGCAGCAACCCAGAAAAAGGTTCTGCGTTCACAGAAGTCACCACCCAATGCCACCGTCCGTCGCAAGGCAGACATCGACAAACAACGTCAAAACCTCCGAAATAATCGCGGAGGTGATCTTGAAGACATCGCATCTGTCCTCATGAGCCGCTGGGAAAACTAACCCAACAGCTACAGGAAGGAACAAAATCCGATGGCTACATACACCACTTACGACATTGTCGGTAAAGCGGAGGACGTCAGTGATATCATCACAGACATCTCACCAACCGATACCCCCCTGTACAGCACAATCCGCAGCGAAAAAGCTTCGGCCCGTGTTGTAGAATGGCAAGAAGACAGCCTCGCAGCTGCTGCTAACAACGCTCAAGTTGAAGGCGCAGACCCAAGCATGGCAACACTCTCGCCAACCACACTTCGAACCAATAATTGCCAAATCATGACTAAGGCGTTTCAAGTCAGCTCGACTGCCGATGCTATTCGGACATACGGACGAGCCAAAGAGACGGCCTACCAACTTGGCAAAGCGTTGAAAGAGATCGTTACTTTTGGTCTCCGTGTCGCGTAAGCGGCAATGACAAATCGCGTGAACTGCTGGAACCCTACGGCAAAAGCTATGGCAATCAGCATCCAAGCCTATCAGGAATGATAGGAAGGTTCAGAGACTAGGACATACAATCCAGACCGGATGATGAAGTCCCACGAGTGCGCGACCCCTCGATGAGGGTGAAGATATAGTCCGATACTCCGTTGAAAAGCGGAGATCCGAGGATAAAGAGCCTCGGTACAACATTTTGCAAACGCGATGTCGAGCGAGCTTTCGTCGGCGTTGATAATGCCGCTGTCACAGGCGACTCATCAACTGCTCGCGAGATGGCTTCAGCAACCCAACAGATTGCTGCTGGCAACTCAATCGACGCAGGTGCAAACGCAACAGACGCCCTTACCGAAGCAAAGCTTCTTGACGCTCACGAAGCTTGCTACACGGCAGGTGGCGACCCAACACTTCTGATGATCAAACCAGCAGACGCTGAAATCGTCGCTGGCTTCACTGGCTCATCAGGTCGTCAGCGGACATTCAATGACGAGATTACAACTCTCGTGAACGCTGTCGACATCATGGTGAACCCATACGGCACACTCAAAGTTGTGCTGAACCGTCACCAGCTGACGACACATGCGTTCCTGCTTGACCCAACAATGTGGCGCACATGTGTGCTTCGCCCATTCTCACGGACACTCCTGTCCAAGACGGGCGACAGCGACAAACACTTCATTGTCGGTGAACTCACACTCAAGCACATGAACCAGTCTGCTTCGGCAATGGTTACTGGCCTGTCATAAGGCCGTGAACTGATAGCGTGAGACGGGACCAACACGGGTTCCGCTCTCCTTACCGTGCCCGTCTCACTGCTTTCCACCACAAGGAGAAATCGAACATGAAAAAAGACATCAATCTCATCGGCATCAACACTGATTACGATGAAGATGCTGACGGCGTTTTCAGACGTCACACCCAGAACATCAACCAGTCATTCCTCGACAGCCTCAAAGAACAACGAGACGCCTCTCGAAACACACGAGAAGGGGACTTCATGCGTGTTGCAAGCATCCCGACTGTGATTGTCGAGAAATGGATGCGCGAAGGCTTTGACATCATGAACGGCGAACACACCGCTGCAGAAATCGTCAAACGACTGAAGGCTGAAAATCTGGAGGCGTTTTTGACAACAGAGAAGAGCGTCTGACCAACTATTTGGCAAACTCAATTTCAACAATTTCAAACTTGGCTTTGCCGGACCAATCATCACCCAAGTTGTCGATGGTATAATAACGGTTTTTCGGAAGTCTTTGGATGTAATTAGGCTTCAAAAGCTTGGTGTCACTGTATCTAGACACAGCGTTGAAATCTTCTTCTGCAAAGGGCAGCCCATTGTCATCTAGAAAATAGACGACAACCGTAACTTGCGTCAGCGTCTCGCTTCCATGGTTTTTAACAGCAAAGCGAACACCCGGTTCTCTGTCTTCACTGTCATGGTTGAGCCATCTGGCCTCGGCCTCAACAAACTCAAGATGATTGTCGATGTACGCTTGTTTCTCTTCAGGAGTAGACGGCGCCTCGTGAGCGTGTGCTGTGCCGGCAAAAAAGAACAATGCAGTCCAAAGCATTGCGCCCAGTTTGATCATCATTGCCTCCCAATTTGAAACTAATGGAGCCTCAAGTATGCCCTACGTTGCCGGGAAAAAATACCCCTACACAAAATCTGGAATAAAGAAGGCAGCTGCTGCCAAGAAAAAGATGGCCAAGAAAAAAGGCCGCAAATCATGAGCCTTTACAGGAACATTCATGCAAAGAGAAAACGCATCAAAGCTGGTTCCGGTGAGAAAATGCGCCGCCCGGGAACCAAAGGTGCGCCCACGGCTGCTCAGTTTCGCGCGGCAGCAAAGACAGCGAAACCGCGTCCAAAACGAAAGAACAGGAAAACCTAAACAATGAATTACGGCGATCTGAAGTCTCACTTCAACGACCTTTTGAACAGGTCGGATATTACACCAACGCTGACGACCCAGTTCATCGATCAAGGGATCGCCCGTATCCAACGTCAGCTTCGTATTCCAGCCAATGAAAAGCTGAAGAATTACACGATCAGCGGCCTAGCTTCTGAAATCACACTACCAACGGACTTCCTCGAAATCATTTCGCTATATGCCAACGAATATGAGTTACAGCGGATCACGATGTCCAAATACCGTGAGCTGGCCAACAATGCCTACGAGGGAAAACCCCAGTTTTTCGTTCGAGAGCAAGAGAAGCTAAAGCTTTTTCCACAGCCAACATCTGGCACCGTCAGTCTTTATTACTACGGTGAGTTCGACGCAATGACGCAGGACAGCGACGAGAATATCCTCGCTAAAATTGCTCCAGATTTGATCATCTACTCTGGTCTGACATACGCGGCGCCGTACTACCTCGACCAACGCTCCGAGATTTTCGAACAACGGTACACCCAGTTCCTTGCTGAACTTCAAGAACAGGCAAACGACCAAGAGTTGAACGGTGGCACACAAGCGATCCGTCCAGCCTATGAGTACAGGGATGCAATATAGTCATGTCACAAACCGGCTTTTTCCAAACCAGTGGAACAACATCGACCACTGAAACCAATATTCAGACTGAGGTCGATGCAGCTGAAGCCGCAAAGATTGCCGCACAAGCAGCTCAATCGGCAGCAGAAACTGCTGAAGCAAATGCTGAAACTGCAAGAGACGCCTCTCAGACGGCTCAAGCCGCAAGCGAAAGCGCAAGAGACACTGCGCTTGGGTATCGAAATACTGCAGAAACTCATAAAGACGCAGCAGCCACTTCAGCCGCAGCAGCTTTAGTCAGTCAAAATGCAGCCGCCTCCAGCGCAACATCTACAGCCGCAGACGTGGTTTCTACCAATGCAGACGTAGTTTCAACAAACGCAGACGCAGCAGCAACGGCTTCAGACCGCACAGCTGCAGCGAATAGCGCATCCTCCGCATCAACATCAGCGGCAACAGCGACTACAAAAGCTTCAGAAAGCTCAACGTCAGCCGCAGCTGCCTTGGTCAGCCAGAACGCAGCAGCAAGTTCAGCGTCAGCTGCACTCGTCAGCGAAAATGCTGCAGCAGCCGATGCTGCTTCTACAGCGGCAGATGTAGTCTCCACAAATGCGGATGTCGTATCGACCAATGCTGATGCAGCTTCTACTGCTTCTGACCGCACAGCAGCGGCAAACAGTGCATCATCTGCCTCCACTTCGGCCTCAACGGCGACAACCAAGGCATCTGAAAGTGCAACTTCAGCTGCAGCTGCACTTGTCAGTCAAAATGCTGCTGCATCTAGTGCGACTTCAACAGCTGCGGATGTTGTCTCTACAAATGCAGACGTGGTGTCCACCAACGCAGACGCAGCCTCGACAGCCTCAGACCGCAGCGCAGCCGCTTCATCAGCTTCAGCTGCAGCGTCATCGGCGTCAGCAGCGG